AGAAGCAGAAGAAGTAGATGATGAAAAAATTCTCTCCAAAACATCAGGAGAGCTCACATTGACTTTGTTGTGTACAATCGTTTTTGTAAAATCAAAAGTTGGCTCAAGATCACTCTCTTTTTCTGACCGAATTGTTGTATCATTTTTTTCATTTTCCTTCTCAAAAGGAACCCCTTGAAATAAAAGAGATTGAAAAGACCCGTCAGGAACAATATCATTGTATGTGTCCACATGATTAATATTGTTTTCATTGGGAATAGTGGACGGATTCTCCATTTGATCCATATCGACCAAGTATTCCATATGTTTGAGAAACTCGTCTTCTGACATCTGAATCATCTCTTCAAAAGAATCCATTTATATTTGAGAGTATAGAAAGTAGAAGTAGAAGTAGAAGTAGAAGTAAAAGTAAAAAGATAGAACTAAGACAAATGAATTTGAATTTTGAATTGTGGATTTGGTATTTATAATGGAAAACAACCGAATCAGTTGGAAGTTGGTAGTTGATATTTTTTCTTTTTTCTTTTTTCTTTTTTCTTTTTTCTTTTTTTCTTTTTTCTTTTTTTCTTTTCTTTTCTTTTCTTTTTTTGTTTTATAAAAATTATTTATAAAAAGATAAAACAGATGTAAATCTCTTCTTGATTTGTAATGCTTCAGATTTCATGTCAAATACAGTCAAATTATATGAAAAAATCAGACCATCATCGTATTGTCTTTTCAGAAATCGATAGAACATATCTTTATCTTCATTATGATAAATATGATATCGAGGAGAAATCATGAAGTCATCTAATTTGAAAAATGTGTCATAGCTTGTTTTTATCAACTGACAGATTAAATCACCTTTTTCATCAAAAAATCTCAAGATAATTTTTTGAAGAGTTTTGAGATTGTAAGAAAAAAAAGTATCCTCCAAAATGCATGTCATTTTATCCCAAATAGTAATATCATCCTTCCACCTCTCTTTTTCCATATTATCATTAATTTCTTTAGATATCATAGCAACATGAACTTTGTCTTTTGCATCGAGATATTGAACGATCAAGGGTTGAAGATCCAAAGAAAAAATAGAATCAATCTTGGAAAACATTGAGAATGAAAAAGATTTTTATTGAAATGTTACATCTGACAATTAAAAAAGTACCAACTGATTTTTGTATTCAAAATCGGTTGATTTCAAATTCACTTAGTTTCAAATCTTTGTATATTATAAAAAAGATTTCTTTCTTAATTTATAATTACAAAAGTAAACAAACACAAAATGGTCAAAGCAGAAGTTGTCAAATATGTCATTACACAAGCGATTGACAATATTGATAATAAAGAATATGATAATGCTCTTTCTGGATTGCGTATGTTTCTTTCTTCACTTAATAAAAAAGATGATATTTCCAAAGAATTGAATACAACAAAAAAAACATACCGTAAAAGGAAACATCAAGAGAATCAAGAGAATAAAGAAGATAAAAACAAAGAAAAATATGACGATAATAAAAAAACTAAAATAGAAAATTCTCCTTCAAAAAAGGTCAGATTTAATTTACAAAAGAATCTTATTTATGACGATAAAAAAGAAGACATAAATATTGATGGTATTCCAAATATGGATGATGATATAGATGAAAATGATCTTTCTGCATTGTTCGATCAAGAATTTGCTCAAGATGGATCAGAAGATAATAAATGAGAAAATTATTGAATTTTTTTGGATTTTTTTTGGATTTTGTTTTGCATCATTTATTTGTTTTAGAAAATGATTTGCTTGTGTATTGTTCATTTCAGAAATTTTTCTTGTGAAATTATAATTAAAATTTGTTTTTTATGACCTTTTTCATAAAAGGTTGAGAAGTCTTTTTTTCTGCATATTTTTTTTCAAAATTAAATATATCATTCTTTTTTCCATATTGTATTTTACTCAAATGATCAATAAAATTACGATCAATTGAAATTGATGATGCAATACAATTTTTTAACTCTTCTAAATGACTCACAATTACAATCGACTTATAAATATTTAGCAGTTCTTGTAAAACAAACGGAATATTTTCCAAATTCTCCATATCACATGATGTAAACCCTTCATCGATAAATAATTGCGTATTTTTTATACCAGAAACACCTAAACGACCAAGTACAATTCTCATTGCCAAATTAATAACGCATTTTTGAAAACCACTAGCTTTTTCTAATGGAGGGCTTAAAGGACCATCTTTTATAATCCAATAAAAAGACTTGTTTTGTTGTTGAGAAGTATTTATATCTTGAATAAAATGACAATCAAGAGATATAGGTCTATGATTACGACACATTAATGATAATAAATGATTTAAATGTTCCAGAATAATTGGGATGATTTTCTTTTCCAATACCCAATCTTTAAATCGACCAAATTCTTGCAATATTATGGTCAAAGTCTTTATATTAGATATCAAATGTTCATAAAAAGTCATCATTCGATCAAACATTTCTTTTTTGTTTTCAACATCTTTCTTCAAAGTATCTAAATCTTGTTTATCCCTCTTTAGATCATGAATATCAATAGAAATAGAAGAAATCTCATCAGATAATTTATTTTTTTCTTCCCAGTATGGACTGTTTTCAAAAATACTTTTTATGGTATCTTCCAAAATTTTGATCTCATTTAAAATGTTTTGTCTTTTTTCAATCATTATCACAATATTTTCTAAACAAAATATTTCCAGCATTATATTTTTCTCTTTCAACTTTTGTTCTTTTATACACCAATCATTAATTGATAAAAGCTTATCATTTAATGAAATTTTGTTTTTTTCCAAGTCATTTACATGCTTTTTTATATGATCAATATCTTTTATAATTTTATCTTGTATATCTATTTGCTCTTTAAGTGTATTCCTTTTTAAACAAATAATTTTTATTTTTTCTTCCCATTCTTTTGCATGTGTTTCATGAAAAACAATTTGATTTTGGATGTTTTTTAATGTTTCTTTTATTTGTACACACGATTCTTGCCAAGATTTATTAGATAGACGAATATTATAAGAATTAATTTGTTCATCTTTCTGGTTTTTCACATGATTCCAATCATTTAATTTGTTTTCTAATTCTTTGAAAGACAATTCCCATTTTTCTCTTTCTAGTATCTTTTGTTTGTTTTCCAATATATCGTTAAACAAATTTGATATATCATTATCCCACTCTGATTTTTTTTGAATCAATATAACCAGTTTTTCTCTATTTTCATTTAGTCCTTTATTAATCATTATCGAGTCTTGTTCGTTTTTTTGTATTAATTCTTTTGTTTCTTTAATATTTATCTGAATGTTTTCCATAGACTCTTTTAGACTTTGTTTCTTATTGTTCCAATTTTCTTTTTGAACCTTATAAGCATCATATTGTTTCAATAGAACGCGTGTATCCATAATGTATTTTTTTGAAATTTCATAGTTTTTAATCTCTGATATTTCTTTTACTTTTTCTTCGAATATATCTTGTTTTTCTATCACAATCTTTGTTTTCCAATCAAAATTTATATCATATTTTTTAAACAATGTTGGTAAAATATCCATGAAGATTTTATTTGATAATTCCGTTTTTTCGTTTTCTAAAATATTCAGATCCCTTAACATTTTCTCCTTTTTACGTTTCCATGGATGATTACAGCATGCAGAACAATTCGGATTAAAATTGTGATCTTCACAATCTTCAATTAATCTTTTTGTATCATCTACTTTTTCTTCAATATTAATCATATTTTTGTATAACATATATGCATCGTTAAACTTGTATTCTAAATCTTGCCAATAATCTACAATTTCTTCAGATGGTTTATTTGAAAAAATGTCTTTGTTTACAGCAGGTTTAGTTTTATTTTTTTCTTTAAGAACTCTATATGTTTCATATTTAGTTGAAAATTCATCGTAAATACTATCATAATCTTTTTGTGAATTAATCTTATTTGGAGCTTGAGGAATAGGATTCTTTTCATAAAATGAGTGATATTCATTTGATAATTCATCATAAGAACGCTGAATTGTTTCTAAATGATTGATTAAATCTTCCTTTTCTTTGTTTTTTTCATTTAAAATTTTTTCTTTTTCTTCAATATTTAATTCTATGTATTGATTACAAAAATGCCAAACTTTTTCAAAATTTTTTAAAGGAATATTTTCTCTACCTAAATCCTGTATTTTCATTAAAAAGTCTAAAGTATTTTTCCACCATATTAATAATCGCGATTCATGTCTCTCTATTTCAGATAAATTCATGAAAGAATCAGATGGTTCATTTTCTAACATTTTTTTGTAAGAAGATTCCAACTCTTGAATTGTATGTTCATTCATTTTTATTTTTTCCATTTTTTCATACCATTCATTATACTGCTCTTCATTATAAATTGGGATTTCTTGAGGTTGTTTAAATATAATTTCACTTAATTCATCCTGAGTTTTATCTTTTCTTTTTTGAAAATCTTCTACCAAAGATAATGACGCATTTTTTTTAATTTTATACGATTCTATTTCTGTATCTAATTCATTTAAATCAGTTTTCAATTTATCATAAGATTCACACGATTTTTCCATATTATCTAAACCTATTTTACATTTGTTGTACTCATTTTCTAGAATATATAGTTGTTTTTCAAAGTTGTCTTTTTCTTGCACACTAATATTATCAATATCTCTCAATTTATTTTCCAATTCTTCCTTTTCTTTTTTTATTTGATCTCTTTCTTGATTTAAAATCATAAGATGTTTTTCTTTTTCATCTTGTGATGATTCTAATAAACAAATCAAATTATAATCCTCTATATTTAATGAAATTTGTGACTTGTTTTGACCTAATTTTTCAGATAAATATTTAGTTATTGATTGGTTCACTTCAATATCATTTTTATCTGGAAAAATTTGCTTTAAAAAAGGTTTAACATTTTCTTCCAAATCTATGAATTCTTTATTCTTTTCATCTAATTCAGTTTTGTATAAGTCTATTCCTTTAATAAAATGAGATGCATTACAATGGCTTAATAAATTACTCAACTCTTCATATCTTTGTTTGAGATTAATTTCATGTTTACTTTTTTCTTCAAGTTTTTGCAAGATACAATCCAATTTACTTTGATCAAAAACAAGATATCCATCTTTATAATGTACTTCTATAATGTCTTTTATTCTTTTTGATATATCATTATAAGATAAAAGTGATGTTTTCAAGAAATTTAAGAAGGATGTAGATGAATGTAATCTTAGTTGATGATCCAAATAATTTTTTTGATCAACAATTTTTTTATTGAAAAAATCTTCTTCTGAAGACTGAGAAATCATACAAGATGTCAAAAATGATTCTAATGTTCCTACATGTAATGTCATCCATTCTTGAGTAGCTTTTTTACCAGAATGAAACTCTTTGAATTGATTTGTATATTTATCAAATACCTCTAGTACAATATCTTTAGATTGTAGCTTATTATGATCAGAGTATAATTTTTCAAAATTTCTAATAAGTCGATATGTTTTGTTATCTAAATCGAACACGATAGATGTATATGCTTTGCTTTTAGAAGGGATTTGCTGACATATTAAAGAAGATGAATATTGTTTATTAGATCTTGAAGGAAAACCTTCTCCAAATAATCCAATACATATTGCTTCTAAAAAACTTGTTTTTCCATAACCATTTTTTCCCCCAATGCAATGAACATTATTATCAAGAGACATAAAATCAAAATAACAATTTTCTGAAAAACATAAAATATAAGACCAATTCATGTATTTTAAAGAAAATTGAGAATGACTTGTTTTAACTGATGTTATTTCATCTTGAATTTTCTGATAATCTGCTAAAGCATCTTTAATTTTTTTGTTTCTTTCATTAACATCTTGAAATACATTCATATTAACTGATTCTTGAATATTTGTTGGTATTTTAATAAGTAAATTTGTAGGTTCATCAAACCATTTTGACCAAATTTTGTAATCATGTATGGTATTTCCTTTTTTTTTATCGATAATATCTTTTAAATAAATACACCAAGATTCAGGACGATTAAAATATTGTAAATCAACATTTTTTAATTTATTGTTTAATATTTCACCATCATTCTTTTGATATTGTTCACTTGTAGATTCACATTTATCATTACTATTTAATCCATTTAATAAAGAACAAAAAGAACGTTCTATTTCTTGGATACTCGATTTAGTCAAATTATCTTCTACGCTTAACATTTCTTGTGATAATTCTATTTGATATCCTGCATTAATAATAGCATCTAATACACGTTGTGAGTCCAGTATTTTATGATTTCTATTCTTTTTTATACGCACACGCCAAATCTTTGGAAATTCTTTCATGTTTTTAATTTCTTCCAATTTAAACCAACTACTTTCCATATATTGTTTTGTTGGTCGTGTTACGTTTACCATAACTGCTAAATCATCATTTTCATTATTTTTATTATTTTTTTTTAAACAAACTGTTACATAACCATAATCATTTTTAATATGATACATATTTGCCCTTTTAGATTTAATATCCCACATGATCATACCATGACCTATAACTGGTTCACCAAAATTTTGTTGTAAAGTGCTTCCAGCATAACCCCATATTGTTTTTTCTTTTTTTTCTATAGACCAAGATGATTGTAAAAATACATCTTTATAATCCTCTCCTGTATGGCTTAAAAAATGTGCATTTTCAATTTGTTGACCATGTAAATCTCCCAGCATTATGTAATCATAAGCATCATTATCAAACCATTCTATAGGATAACTAAAAGGAACATCTCCGTGAAATAATGCTATTGTTGTTTCAATATTATTACCATCCCCAAAATATTCCCTCATTTGTGAAACAGAAGGGAATGGTGGCAAATGGTCAGTTTTCCCACAAGTATTTCCGGCGTAAAGTGTATCTTGAATGGCAACAACACCGAAACACACATTATTAGCACGATAAAAACCTGTTTGTGATAAATATGCAATATTGTTTATAGAACGAAGTCCTATCATCAAGGAAGTAATCATGTCTTGTGTTTCTATTGACGATTGGTTATAATCATGATTACCACGAATAATGTATATGGGAGCAAGATTAGAAAGACGTAACATTATTTCATAAAATAATTCGATACATGGAGCACCTGCTTTTTTGTTATCATGTACAATATCACCTGTAATAATAATCACCAAATCTTTTTCATAATCTCCTTTTTCATATTTTTCTTCTAAAAACGAACATATTCTTTTAAATACGTTTAAATATTCTGTAAAGCGACTAAACTTAGATTCTTTCGATTCTGTACCAGAACGGATATGAATATCAGATATATGACAAATATGACGAATATATCCTTTTTCAGGTAAAGGTAATTTTTGTGTATACATTTTCAAAATAAAAATTACAAAACTTGTGATGAAATCAGTAAATAGGTCTATATGATTAATATGACTAAATTGTCTTATATGCTTTTTATACAAATTATATAAAATTAGAAAAAAGATCACCGTTCAAAACATCATTTTATGAAAGAAAAAATAGTTTTATGATTCTTCCTGAATTTTATCCATCATATCCATCATATCCATTATTTTTTGATTTTGAGAATAATCTATTTCACGTTTTGATTGATGAATAATATTTAATTCACGAATCAAACGTCCAATACGTCCCTTGTTTTCATTTGTTGCAAATTCAACCTTTTTTTCGACTGTTCCAACACGAATCATAGCATATATAGCCACACCTGTCATGACAATACTTAAAATAATACTAAATATAGAAATAATATATAAAGAAGTAGAAGAATTCGAATAATCACTCATTAATATACTTTATACATATGTATATTTTATTTTTATTTTGACCAGAAATTTGAAACCGTAGATATATTCCAACCAAAAAATAAAAAACAACCCATGTAAATAAAATATGTAAAAGCATTGTCCAATCTTATTCCACAACATCTTCGATCATTTTGATCATT